ACAATACAGACGGCATAGCCCGGAAACGCGGTAGCCGGGGCCATGTTGGTCAAGCCGCTTCCGTCGTTGCGTGACAACTTAACCGGAATGGCGTTGGTCAGTCGGTCAATCAAAATATTGCCGGATGCAAGATTGCCTCCGTTCAGGTTGGTCAGCGATCCGCCGTCTTTAAGGGCAAGCTTGGTAAGCTCCGAATCAAGCGCCGGGATTTCAAGGTAATACCATCCGTTCGTTGACGATGCGTGAACCAACATCAAGTTGGAGGCCGCAACGTCATTCGTGCTGCCCGTCGCGTAAACAATGCTCAAGGTGTTTGTCCCGGCGTTGTATATCACAACGGACTGGCCAAGCTGCGCGCTGGTTGGGGCAGTCAATGTAATCACGGCGGTATCCGCGTTTGTCGGGCCGGTAATGTTGACTTGCGAATTTTCAACGGCTACCGTGCCGACTTCGTTCGTGCCAAGCGCTTCCGCTTGCACGCCAGGAGCCGGCGCGTCAGTCAAAGCGTTCAATTCGGCCGCCGTTGCGGTAACGCCGTCCAGGATGTTCAATTCGTCAGCGGTCGCCGTAACCTTCGTGCCCTTCAGCTTAAAGTCGCCGTCCATGTTCACTTCGCCGGTGAAGTTCTGATCGCCGCGGATATTGATCGCGCGGCAGTCAAAAGCGACCGCGAACACGAAAACAAACATCCAGAGAACCGATAAAAATAATGCAGAACGCTTCATGGTTTAATCTCCTCGCTTTTGATTACCGCCGTTTTGGCGTCTTGTGACGCTCTTTTCGCTCTCCGCAGCCCAGCAATTACGCCAAGCCTGTACCTAAAATCCTTTTTCCCGTCGTCGCTGACCGCCGGAGATTCCTCCAGCGTATCGCGCTCTTTTTCCGCCTCGGCATCCAATAACTTCAACAGCGCCGCGCCGGCGCCGGTATCCGCCAACCGCGAAAGCGCCAATATTTCGTCGTCGTTTAATACGCTTCTCAACTTCATACTTTGCGCTAATACCACAACCGGCATCCTTTGTCAATAGAAATTATTTATTTTGCGCCACTTTTGGCTCACCTTGTGCAGCCGTTGTCATACTACGGATGGCTTTTGCGCGTTCAATGGTCAATTTTTCCTTGTCTGTTTCCGCGCTGGCCAGCTTGGCCTGGGCGTCAGCTTCCGCGCGGGTCGCTTCGGCGTTGAGTTTCGCGGTCTGGGCGGCCTGCATCGGATCCGGCGGCATTTCTGCTGCGGCTGCGGCTTCGGCCTGCAATTCTTCCGGTGTTTTCAATACTTCATCCGGATCAAGGTCCAGCGCTTTGGCAATTTCCTCCAGATACCAACGTACCTTGGATTCACGCACTAAGATTTCGCTACTCATCACCAGCGCCAATAGGCTCTTGAGTTTTTCGATGCGTTCAATACGATCCTGAAAACTCGTAAATCCGAGCGATTTGACAACGTAGGCACCCTTGCCTTTCAGGTTGCTCGGGTCTTCCATGTTGTAATCGTAGAACGATTCCACAATAGGTTCAATCAGCGTCTCGTCGTTGTTGCGGATAACTGAACCGATATACTTGCCCGACTTTTCGACCTGCTGCTGGGCTACGTAGGCGCGCATTTGCGGCTCTTTCACGTCCAGCCCCTGCGTCAACTTCGGGATCAGCGTATCCATGTCGGCGTATTTTTCGGCCAGCGCGATCAGGCTCAGCAGCGATTCACCCACGTCCTGCAACGTAACCTGCTGTAGCGCCTTGCGTGCGTCGTCACAATCTTCGGAGATATCCACCATCAATCCGGTATTCACCCTTTTAAAATCGCCGTCCAGATAACGACGTTTGACGCCTAGGATCAGATTCGCCGACAGTTTTTTATTATCCTCGAACGCGCGCACCGCTCCATTCAACATGAATTGCGCGTTCTCGGCATTGTCGGCCACGCCAATGGCGCCCTGTCCGTCCAGGCTGTCTTCCCATATCCCGCGGTAAAACGGGCGGTCTTTCGGCGTGGTACGCGCATACCGCACAACCTGGTCGTTTGCCACACAGACCATACACTCGACTTCATCGCCGTTGTCATCGTCGTTATCGAACGCCACCGACGGAACCGGCTTCCCGGAAAACGACTCCTGCTCAAACGCCGCAACGCGGGCCGCCGGCACGCGCCCCCAGAATTCCAGATACAGGATTGTGTTTTGACGGTGGGATACATCGCGCAGGGCGGGCGGCAACGACGCGGGATCATGTTCCGGATGCGTCGCCTGGCTCTGCGACTGACCGGCCGGCGATAGGACGGTGTTTATGTGCTCGTCCAGGTAATACGCCTTACCCTTTTTACCGCGCAGCCAATGCGGCGACACAAGCTGGCGGTGGATAATGCCGGCGCCGGCCTGGAGATCGTCTGTTTCAAGATCGCGGAAGATGTCCCACACCGACACGAACGTCCACGCCGGCGCCAACGATCTGTCAACCACCTGCTCAAACGTGGTATAATCAGACGGAAGGCGGCTCGCATCGGTGACGCCCTGACCGGCGTACACCCGGGTTTGCCATTGCGAACGCTCGACTTCGTGAATCACGCGCTTGGCGTAGGTTTCTCCGTACACGGCTTCGGAGAGAATATTCTTGATCAACGCACGGTCGGCGTTGCAATCCAAAAGCTGCTGCTCTATGCGGTCGCGCATGTCGGCAATGTCGCTTTTGCGCTTTTCTTGTTCCTCGGGCGACAATTCACTTGCGATTACGCGGTCCCACGGCGCCGGCTTGAGCATGAACGGGATTTTCCCGCCGGCCAGGAGCATGTCAACCACCAGCGCGCACGCCGAAACTACCTTTTGCTTGGTGACGTTGATGAACGTTTGCGACTGCCAACCGCTTACAGCCTCGCTATCTTTCCATTTGTATTCGCTGACTCCGCGGAACGCGGCGTTGTTGGAATTCCACTTGTTTTGGAGAGCGGTGCGATTCTGTTTCCAATTGCTGTACGTGGTCAACACGAATTCGGCAAGGTCGGATGTCGTGCCGGAAGTCTGGATGTTGGTTTCGCCCATAAAAAAGCCGCCGAACTTCGTGTTTTTCGCACGGAAGCTCGACGGCTTTCAGGCACAGAGTGCTGCAATTGTTGTTCCTATACCACAACGATGCGATTTTGTCAAACATTTATTCCGCGCGCGATTCCCTCCACGGCCACCTTTCCATCCCGTACAGCGCGCACAAAAGAGCATGCACCGCCGGATATTCGCCCAGGTCTGGCCGACCCAGCGCCGCCTGAAACCGACGCAACTGCTCCAGCAACACTGAATCCGGCTGAATCTTCAATTGCCCGGTATTGCCCAGCTTCCACATTATCGACACCGCGACTTGATCGTCCTGCCACGGGATTTCGATGAATCCCGGCTTCGGCTCGATCAGCTTCGACCGCAGAACCTGCATCAGGTACATTCGGTGCGTCGTTTCTTCCTGATGCCAGTACAAATACCGCATGAAATAATTTGTCCACGCGGAGTTGAACCAGTTGGCGCAGCCCTCGAAGGCGACGCCACCGTTTTCGATTATCGGATCGACGCACACGAATTGACACTCATCCAGCACGACGCGCCGGCCGGATTCGAGATGGTGCCCCACCAGCACAAGATGGCCAACCGATGACTGCCCGTCGGAAACGCGGACAGCCACCGGCCAGCACACGCCGCCGCGAACATAGTATTCGCCGTTCAGCGGGTTTTTGACGCCGCCGCCGAAATCAACGAGCGTTGTGTTTCGATTTGGCAGCCACGTCTTGTTTTTTGGGAACATCATGCTTGTCCTCGGTCTCGGTCGCGGGTTCCTGCGCGGGCGCGGGCGTGGATGCGGGTGCCGGCGCGGGCGCCGCGACTTCATCCAGCAACGCCACGACGCGCCCAATCGAACGCGGTCCCACTGTCCACGACTTGTCACCGATTTTCACTGTCTGCGGTTTTTTTGTCACGCTCATACTACTTTCCTCCGTCTGTTTGTTTTACGCGGGACTGCCCGCTTTTACTTTGCGTTGCCTGTCTGTGCCATTCCGTGCCGATGCGGTACTCGGCCGAACCATGCCTTTGCGTCTCTTTGCTATACGTTGCGACACAGACGCCTTTGCTGTGCCGCGCTCTACCCGGCTCCGCCTTTGCTTCGCGAAACAAATCCCCGCGTTGCGCCGCCTTTGCCGCACGTCTCGACGCTTTGCGCTGCCTTGCCTTTGCTATACAGCTCAATGCCACACTTTGCCTTTGCCAAACGGAGCTTCGCATCGCCTTTGCGTTAAACTGCCTGCCAAACAAACCGGCCCTTCCCGCTGTTGCGCCATTGTCCGATGCCCTTCAGCGCGCCGTAATCCAGGCATTTTTTCACGAGGTCAACAAGCGTGTCGCTCAATGTCTGGATTTCGATTTCAAACTCCGTTCCTGCCGGGACTGTCTCGCTTGACGCCAGCGCAACCCGTTCCCCGCGCATCGTCTCGGCGCGCAATGGCCGCGTGCATACGCCGGACACCGGAGCAAGCCGAATCATGCGGGGCTGGATAAATATGTAATTGTCCACAATCCGCTTGTACGTGAACTTCGTCAGCTTCGTTTTGCCAACCTTGATTTCCTCGCCGCCGGCAATCTCGATTAAAACTCCGGCCGCCTCCTTGACAAATCCCTTGATCTGATAATCATACAGGATCGGCGTCCCGTCAGAATCCCGAGGAAATACCGTCAAAGATTTTTCCATCAAATCTTCGGCTGGCAGGGCCTCCATCTCCTCTTTCACTTTGTCAGCATCTGCCGATTTCGACGCAATGAATTCCCGATGCAATTCGGGGTTCGCGTTCGCTGTCCCCAACATTTCCTCGGTCAACTTGATTTTGACTTTCATTACCTTCAATCCTTCTTCTTCTGTTTCACTTCGTCATCACCCACGCATCCACGCCGCCGGCGCGGATTGTTTTCGTCACACCGCCGCCACCGCCACCGCCACCCAGCGGCCGCGCCATCACGGCGTGACATGCTTCGTCATAAATATGATCCTCCATCCGCGTGTCAATGTCCTCCGGATCGTGCGGATCAATCTGGAGAAGTTGAATTGTACGAATAAATTCCGTGCAGCACGGATACACCACCAGCATCGGCATTTCGCCAGGGATGACGCGCAGGCGCTGGTTGAATTGCCTAATTTTCAGCTTGCGCGCCGGGTCCCCGGGCGACAACGACAGCCCCATCCGCGCGAATACCTCCGCCGTGGATGGCCCCTGGCCACCGCCGCGGTAATCCGCCTTCTTGTTGAAACACGTCGGATCGCATAGCCTGGTAATCTGGCCTTCAATCCCGTTTTTGCGCTCGTGCTCGATGATTCGCTCAGCGATTTCCTCGTCGGTCTGGCGCAGCCCCGTGTCGCTGGCGCCTGGCATGGCGCCGTAAAGCTCGGTAAATCGGTACAGCCGGCGGTCGGCGTCCATCCACCACCAGCCCACGGAGTACGGTTTGCCGAATCCCCAGTCGAATGTCATCATCAACGGCGCGTTTTCCGGCACCGGGAGCGGCTTAATCACATGCGTGGACACCTGGAAGTTAAATGCCTGCTCCGTGAATACATCCCAGCGGCCTTCAACCCACGCCAGCCGCAACGGTTCCGGCAACGTGTTGAGCATTTCCCAATACGACGCGTCGAGCGACGGATTGTCGGCCGGTAGCGCGGGCACGAACGCGAATTGATCTGCAATCGGTTGCAATTCCGGCGGAAATTGGCGGTCGATCCATAGGGATTTGACCCACGCATGGCCGATCCCGCCGGGATTGCTGGTCGCTACAAACCGCGTCGCTGAAATCCCGGGCCAGCGCAACGATCCGCGCAGGATGTTGAATGTTGAAAGCGGGTTCTTGGTCAGCTCGTCCACGCCGATAAACGCAAATTCCGCAGACTGATAACGCGACGGATCATCCAGGTTGCGCAGCGCGAGGAATCCGTTGCCGTCGTGGAAGCAATACCCCAGCCCCATTGTCGTGGACTTTTTAATACTTCCCATGGACGCCGGGAATTCTACCTGAATTTTTGAGATTTGGCGGTCG